ATATCAGTTTCAGGAGCTCATGGTACATTAGTAGCAGAACAATTATTATCAATGAGTGATGCTATAAATGAATTTTTAGAACACGCAGATAAACAAGGACCATGGTCTGAAGAAGATGATAAAATACATACTATAGGTGGATTAACAATGCCTAAAGAAAATGCTAATAAATTAAACAAATAAGAAATGACAAAGTCTAAAGTAAATATGAATGAACATATTAAGAATAGAAAATTCCGTAAAAAAGAAGAGGATGGATCCATTACTACTATGTTATGTTTAGAAGTTCAAGGAATGAATAAACTTCATAGTCTTGAAGAACCTGCATTAATTAATAAAGATCAACATAAAAAAGAATATTATATAAATGGTATTGAATTTGATTATGAAAATTGGAATGAGATTAGAAAAGGAAGAGAAGGTTTACCTTGGTATAAAAAACCTGCCCCTAAAGGTGTGACCCATAGAAATTAATTCGTATATTAATATAAATAATCAATTATGAAAATAGGATTTTGTGGTACAATGTCAGTAGGTAAAACAACTTTAGTAAATGCTTTAGCTAAATTACCTGAATTTAAAGGTTATAATTCTAGAACCGAACGTTCTAAACATCTAATGGAAAAGGGCATCCCTTTAAATACAGATTCTACTTTAAAAGGTCAATTTGTATTTGCTGCTGAAAGAGCAAGTGAATTATTATGTGATAAAATTTTAACAGATAGAACTGTTATTGATGTTATGGCGTTTTGTGAATTATCAACTTCAATGACCGCTAATGAATCTTTTTATCTAAATTCAGCTTTATCTCATTTAATTGAAGATTATGATTATTTATTTTTTGTATCTCCTGTAGGAGTAAAGATAGAAGATAATGGTGTAAGGGAAACAAATGTTAAATATAGAGAAGAAATTAATAAAAAAATATTAGATATTTTGGATTTAAGAGGTATTGAATATACAACAATTCAGGGAACAACTGAAGAACGTATAAAGTTAGTTAAACAAACAATTTTCTCGTAATATTTATAACAAAATAACTTATAATGAAAAAATCAGAATTAAAATCTTCAATTAAAGAAGAAATTACAGAAATGTTAAGTGAAGAAGGTACAATAACTACTGATGATGCTAGTGATGCCGAAAAATTAGCCAAAAAAGGGTTAGATGTTAATTTAACTGAGGAAGATGAAGAACCAACAGCCAAACAGTTAAAAGGAGATTCAGTAGCTACTATTGCTACTAAACTTCAACAAACAACCAAAGAAATGAAATCTACTGTTAATAAATGGAAAACATCAGAAGGTAAAGAAAAACAAAAATTAAGAGACAAATTATTAAAACTAACAAATATTAAAAAGGAGTTAGAATCAATGTTATAAAATTATAGTTATGAGTATATTAACAAATTTATTTTCAGGGGGAGCAGCAGATCTAGTAAAAGGTGTAGGTGGAGTTATAGATAACCTACACACATCAAAAGAAGAAAAATTAAACGCCGAAAGAAAAATTAAAGCTTTAATAGTAGAACATGAAGCTAAAATGGAACAAAATATAACTGATAGGTGGTCTGCAGATATGAATAGTGATAGTTGGTTAAGTAAAAATGTAAGACCATTAGTATTAATTTTTTTAGTAGTATCTACAGTTCTTATGATATTCATTGATGCTGGAACTATTAACTTTAATGTTGAGGCAAAGTGGACAGATTTACTACAGCTAGTATTAATAACAGTAATTGGTGCTTATTTTGGGGGAAGATCAATAGAGAAAGTAAAAAAGAAATAAATGGTAAATTATTCTTTACCATAATAAATGAGTGATTTAAAAAAAATAATAAGACAAGAATATATAAAATGTGCAAAAGACCCTATACATTTTATGAAAAAATACTGTTATATTCAACATCCTCAAAGAGGTAGAATACAATTTAGTTTATATCCTTTTCAAGAAAAAGTATTGGGTTTATTTAAAGAAAACCCTTACTCCGTTATTCTTAAATCTAGACAATTAGGTATTTCTACTTTAACCGCAGGTTATTCTTTATGGATGATGACATTCCATCAAGATAAAAATATACTTTGTATAGCAACAAAACAAGACACAGCAAAAAATATGGTTACAAAGGTAAAATTTATGTATGAAAATTTACCTTCTTGGCTTAAAGTAGACGCAATGGAAAATAACAAATTAACATTGCGACTTAATAATGGATCCCAAATCAAAGCAACATCAGCAAGTAGTGATGCTGGTAGATCAGAAGCAGTATCTCTTTTATTAATTGATGAAGCTGCTTTTATTGATAATATTGGAGAAATTTGGGCATCAGCCCAACAAACTTTAGCAACTGGAGGGGGATGTATAGCATTATCTACACCTTATGGTACAGGAAATTGGTTTCATCAAACTTGGGTTAGGGCAGAAGCTCAAGAAAATGAATTTTTACCTATTAAATTACCTTGGTATGTACACCCTGAACGAAACCAAGAGTGGAGAGATAGACAAGATGAATTATTAGGTGACCCTAGAATAGCAGCTCAAGAATGTGATTGTGATTTTAGTACTTCAGGTGACATAGTATTTTATTCTGAATGGATTGATTTTATTAAAGAAACAACTATAAAAGATCCATTAGAAAGAAGGGGAGTAGATCAAAATTTATGGATTTGGGAAAATGCTGATTATTCAAGAGAATATATGATTACAGCTGATGTAGCTAGAGGTGATGGTAAAGACTTTTCAGCATGTCATGTAATGGATATTCAAACAAATACTCAAGTAGCAGAATATAAGGGACAAATGCCTCCTAAAGAATTTGGTTATTTTTTAACAGGTTTAGCTACAGAATTTAATAATGCCATGTTAGTAGTTGAAAATGCTAATATAGGATGGGCTACATTAGATGCAATTAGAGAAAGAGAATATAGAAATTTATACCAATCTCCTAAATCAGATCAACTTACAGCGGAATCATATTTAAGAGTATATGAAGGAAATTCAGAAATGGTTCCTGGTTTTACTATGTCTATGAGAACAAGACCTCTTTGTATTAATAAGTTTAGAGAATTTATTGGTGATAGATCTGTAACTATTCAATCAAAACGTTTACTAGAAGAAATGAAAGTATTTATTTGGAAAAATGGAAGACCCGAAGCTCAAACAGGATACAACGATGACTTGGTTATGTCATTTGGGATTGGTATGTTTCTACGTGATACTTCTTTAAAATTTCAACAACAAAGTTTAGATGGAGCTCGTGCTGCGTTAGGTAACATTCAAAAATCAAAATCTTCCCATAGTGGGGGGTATAGTGCTAATAGTGTCCAAAATCCCTATGCAATGAAAATAGGAAATAAAGATGAGGATATAAGTTGGTTATTATAATATATTTATAAATAAAACAAAATGGCAGATAAAGGCTTATTTTCAAGATTAAAAAGATTATTTTCAACAGATGTATTAATACGTAATGTTGGGGGTGATCAACTTAAGGTTATGGATGTTAATAATATCCAAATGACAGGTGATTTAGAAACTAATTCTCTAATAGATAGGTTTAATAGAGTTTATACTAATTCTCCAAATTCATTATATGGTCAACAACAAAATTTTAACTATCAAACTTTAAGACCCTATTTATATTCAGAATATGATGCTATGGATACAGATGCTATTGTTGCTTCTGCTTTAGATATAGTTGCTGATGAATCTACTCTTAAAAATGATATGGGTGAAGTAATGCATATTAAAAGTTCAGATGAAAACATACAACAAATTTTATATAATTTATTTTATGATGTTTTAAACATAGAATTCAACCTTTGGCCTTGGATAAGAAATATGTGTAAATATGGTGATTTCTTTTTAAAATTAGAAATTGCAGAAAAGTTTGGAGTATATAATGTTATACCTTATACAGCATATCACATTGAAAGAATCGAAGGTGGGTTAGGAACAGATAAAGATGGTAATGCTTTAAACCCTAATGAGGTTAAATATAGATTTGACCCTGATGGTATATCAGGAGCAGATTCAGGTTATTTTAATGTTCCTAATTCAGGAAACCAAGCAAATGCTATTATATTTGATAATTATGAAATGGCACATTTTCGTTT